TGCTATTGAAAGTACCAATTAAAGCATTTGTAGTTCCTGTATAAATTCCAACAGAAGAACCTTTAAGTCTTAATTCTTTATATGCAGAACCACCTCTATCATAAGAAATGATCTGACCAGTGTTTGCATCAGGTGCATTTATCTCAACACCTTGACCTCCTGTAGCAGTTCCAGATCCTGTAAATTGTCCATAAGGTGCTTTTAAGAAAGTAGTTCCCTCAAGACCAATACTACTTACAAGAGCATCTTGATTATCAACAAAATTAAATGTTATATCTGTAGCAGAATCAATCGTAATACCTGCACCATCAGCCTGAGAATCACTAGTGCTTCCTTTAGCAATTAATATGTTTTTATCAGTAACTTCTAGATTGGCAGAGGAGACCGTTGTAGTGGTTCCTGTTACATCAAGGTTACCAGAAATCGTAACAGTACCATTACCACTGTTAGAATTGATTGTGAAGGCAGCAGGGACTGCTAGAGTTTGACCAGTAAAATCATTAGAACCATCATGCTTCAAATAAGTAGAAGCAGCAGTATCTACAGTTCCTTTTTGAGTCCAGAAATCCTGAGCAAGGTTGTTAATCTCAACTCTCTGCTGTTCAAAAGTAAAATTGCTTGCTACATTTCTTTGTGGCATTTTATTGATCCTCTAATTAGTATGATGCGACGGCTCTTAGATCCTGAATCTTAGGAACATAAGCAGGGTTACGAGATTTCATAATAAGTTTCACAGCGAATGATGAAAACTCAGGAAGATCTTCAACGCTATAACTTAACTCCTGATAAGATGATTGCTTCTCAGTGATGCCACTAATAGAGTTCTCTGAGGTAGCAATTGTATCAGTGTCTGGTAGACCTGTACCATTGAAGTATACCCATTCAATATCCTCAAAGTTCTCCTGAGATGAAGATTTCTTTATTCTATATAGGAGTCCTATGTTGTTTATGTCACTTGTATTAGCAGTAATTTTGACATTGATTCCTGTTGCTGGATTCTGAATTGCAACTTCTTTGGTTACATATTTAGCAATGTTAGAACTATTCTTAGATTTGATATCTGATATGAAATCTACACCATCTGTATAGTGAACTTTAGATACTTGAATGAATCCTTCTTCGCCAGTTGTTTGACCAGTATATGATATGTAATCATCCACACGGAAGATATCAGTTGCCTGTGAACCTACAACTGAATTTCTAGCAAATGGATCGTTAGCAATACCAGTTGCTTTACTTGTATAATCATCATTAATTGGTTGCTTATCATTAGTAACAGTCAATTGACCTGCCTTACTATCCCATAAAACAATAGCAGCATCAATTGTATTGTCATAAGTATTTGCAAATCCATCTGGACTTCTACCAGTTACTTCACTTACTGCTGTTGTATTAGGGAACTGTGGAACAATTTGTGTTATAGAAGCATTGTTAACAGTAACTTTATTAGTACCATCATCATTCAATGCTGTTTGTGTAGTAAACTTCAGTGTTTCACCAGCTTGGAATGTATTTGTTGTCTTAACAACAACAGTCAAATTAGCACCATCAACCTTAACAAGTTTTCCAGAAGCATTACTTGTAACACCAGTAACTGTATCTAATCCTTGTACATTAGAACCAGGAGTTGTAAAGTTAACTCCACTGTGAGTATTAGTAACTGTAAATTGATATACAGGATAGAACTCAAGAATTTGATCTCTACGTCCAAATCTATCTTCGTTACCAGCAGCATACTCAACTCTATTAGAAATAGTTTTAAGTGATGCTCTAGAAAGATCAACTAATGGGGATAGATGATCAACGGTACTAGAAATATCAAGTTTATATGTAAGAGATCTTTCAATACTATTAATAGATTCATTAATAGTTGATGCGATAATTTTCTGATTAATAAAGAAGAAATCTTCATTTAAGAATGTTTTCTCATAATCTGATTGTGTGTATGATGTAAATGTTCCTACGTTATCATCTATAGGTTTAACATTAGTAGTCTTAACTGTAGAATCAATCTTAGTTTGTGAGAATGAAAGATTAGGAATAATAGCATGAACCTTTTCAAACTTTCTATTATATGTTGCTAATACATTTGTACCACCACCAAATGCATTTGAGGATGCTCTACTAGATGTTGTAATTACATAACCATCAACACCACTATTACTTACCTGATATAATTCAGAATTTAATTTAGTTGCAGTTACTCCACCAACATTAGTTGCTGATTTAAAGAATACATATGAACTTCCAGAATCTTCAAATCCATTATCATAATGATTAATCTTAACTTTAAAGTTATTATTTTTAAATAAAGATGATGTAGCACCAGTATTTGCTTCTGCATTAGTTTCTATTGGATCAACATCAAGTTTTTCATATCCAAGTTCTTCATTTGTAAGAAGTAGTGATGCAGTTCTTGAAACATCAAATTTAGCACGATGAATCTTAAATTTAAGATCTTCAAATAAATCTTCAGTCCAATCATTAGTATTTTGAGACTTATAAAGAGATCCAAGTAAAGGTTGTGTTGTAACAGTTGTGCTAGTAGCAATTTCTGTCTCACCTAATTTAGATGCCCATACAAGATAATCAACAGAGTCTGTTTCTAATACAAGAGCATACTCAGTGTCATTTTCTAGATAAACTGGATAATCAAAAGCAAAGTTAGTTGGAGTTGTAGAATTAACAGCAGTAGTTGTTGCATCATCAATAGCAACACCCATTCTAACTGCGGGACTATCAATTGTAATAGAAGATGATATTACAGCACCAGCATTTCCTGTTCCTGTACCTGCAATAACAACAGCAGGTGGTTCAGTATATTCAGAACCAGAAAGAACTATCTCAGAATTGTATACTTTACCACCACCAACTCTAACAGTTGCAGTTGCAGTACCACCACCAGGTAACTGAGGACTCTCAATTGTTACAATAGCAGAATCGTAAGATGAACCAGTATTAGTGACTGCTAAACCAGTGACCCTACCAGAATCTTTTGCTATCTTAAGAGTATTAGTTGTATTGCTAGTATTATTAGCAAGTGTTAAAGAAGGTATACTTAATGTCTCATCTTGTTGGAACGATACACCAGTATGATTGCTAAGAACTAATGTATATACTTGATCATTTGTTAATGAAAATACACCAGCAGAAGATGGAGTAACCTCAATTTTATTCTTATCAAATACTCTAGAAATAGGACCTGATGCATTAGATGTTCCACCAGTTACTTTTTCACCTTTAGTAACTGTTAATCCAGAACTAGCAATTACTCTTAAGTAAGTATCAGGAGAAATAACTTTCTGTGTACCAGGAATAATATTTTTACCAGGTTTACTATTCTGTACGTCTGTTAGATATACTCTGATGGGAATTTTATCACTCTTAGTAGAGAAGTATAGATTAACACCAGTTGTAAATACTCCACCATCAAAGTTTTCAACTTTAAATGTTTGAGCAAGAGGATTAGGTCTAATTGGATTAGCAGTATTACTTGCAGTTAATTGTGTTCCTTCATTAGATTTAAAGAATGCAGGAGATGTAGATACAATAGAAGATGGATTGTCTGGAATTGCACCAGTAGCATAGTACTTAACTTCAGCATATGTTTCTGCTGAATTTTTATCAGCATCAGTTGAACTTGATGTGAATCTTATTGTCTTAATACCAGTAGTAAATCTAACCTCACTTGAAGCATCATCATAAAGAACAGTATCTACATTACCAGTCCATGTAGTATTTTCTCTAGGTGCTTTTCCAGAAGGAATTAAAATAATACCACTAGCATTTCCATTCTCATCTGTAGTAATAGATCCATTAAATGCAGATAGAGAATTGCCAGCCATACCTGTATATCTTGCATCAGGATTTACCCAACGAGCAATGTTCTGACCTTCCATAAAGGCATATACTGTTGTGTTTGGTTTTAGACGATTAATTACATACTTAACAGGAATACTTCTTGCAAAGAATGATAGAGAAGTTGCAACAACATTAGATCCAACACCCTTTGTATTAATACCTTTACCAACCTCGTTGTTTTGAGGACTGATATTAGAAGAACTTCCAACAGATGCATTAGCAACAGTTGAACCAGAAAGATTATTATTAGTCTCAGCAAAAGATCCAATATTAAAGAATGCCCTATTTGCTCCTATCCAATTAACTTTATATGAACTATAAAGACTTGATAGAGAGTCTCTAATGCTATCTTTTGCTAGAAATATAGAATATAGATTAGTATTGTTATCATTAACTAATGGTGCGATAGAATTATCATACCAAGAATCTACACTAGGTCCTATAAATGAATCTCCAACATACTGAAGTACAACAAATGGATTTGGATTTATAGTTTTTGTAGCAAAATCATTACCAAGTAATTTAAGTTCTGTATAAGGAAGTGTTACACGATCTCCAGTTTTCTTATAACCAGCAGTTGTTCTTTGATCATCTCTAGTGTAAACTTCTTCTAACTTTAATGAATCTTCTTTAGACTGTGATCTTAGTACAGATTGTTGTGTATCAATAGCACACTTATAATCAACAGATCTTAGTGAACCAATCTTATGTGTCTCAAAATTGTCTACAATGAAACCACTCTTATAACGATTATTTCCAGTGCTGTCAATAATTTCCATATTGAGTGCTTGCTGTTCAAGTATACTCAATGTTGTATAGTATTCTAATCTTTCAATTCTTTTTTCTAATTTGCCGATATCACGCATTGTATAACGCTTGTTATCAACAGGAGAAATTCTTACATCTTTATTTGATTGTGTAAATGCAGGAATATAAAGATATGCTAGTGCAATAGCATCACCAACTGGATCGGGTTTAGATGGGTTGAGAGAAGAGTTACCTTCCTTGATGATGAAATCCCCCTTCTTATTCAAGAAGACACCATCAATGCGATCTAAGTACTGTTTCTGTGTAAATGAGAATGTATATTCTAATCCAATATCAGGTGCAGGTGTACTAGAAACAATTCCACCACTACCTGTAAATGATCTTGTATTTGCAGCACCTAATAAAGTTGCATTAGTAGTAGCACTATTTTGGAATCCAGAGATAATAGCAGCACTATCTACTTTAGGTCTGAAATCAATAACATCACTTAAATTAACATTACCTAATGCAGGTGAATTATATGTTGGAATATTATCTGCTGTAACACCAGCTTCATGTAAGTAAGAATCTACTACACAGAAATCACCAGCTGTATGCTCAAAATAATCAAAAGCAACTACAATTTTTCCTGAAGGAACATCAGCACCAGGTTTTAATACTATTCTAGAAACATCATATAATGTATCTCTTTGACCATCATCAAATGTAAATCTATTTGTGATATCTGTACCACTGACAAGAGTACCATTTTTATCTACTGTAGGAGCATCAGATGCTGACCCCATGTAAACATATCTTAGTTTGTATACGTCAGCATATGTTGATACAGTTGTACTAGAAGTATCATAATCAATTCCTCTTAAAGGAAGAACTCTATCACCAACTGAATCTATAACAATTCTCTTATTTTCAATAGAAGTTTTAAGTCTTGGTTTTGCTTTAGTAACTTCTAAAGTAGCAGTCAGTTTAAATTTAGGGAATGCAGTATATGTTGAAGATGCAGGACCAAAATAATTATCTGGAAGATTTAAAGTAACACTACCAGAAGTAAGTCCACTTGCAGCATCTACAGATGATGTAATACTTACTTGATCGGAAGTAATGTATAATACATCACCTTTTGATATAAGAGAAGTACCAGATGTAGTACCAGCATCAAGAATAGTAATTAAGAAATTACTCTCATTAAATGAGACAAATCTCTGTGTACCAAAATCTAACTGTGCAGCAAATGTAAATCCACCATTTGTCAATCCACTACCAGTGCTTACAAAATCTCTTCTAAGATAGTATGTAATTTTAGAATCATCAGCACTTGATACAAGTGAACTAACTTGATTAGTTCCTGTTTTGTAAAGAAGAGAACCAGAATTAAAATTACTAATTGCAGGTCTTACTCTAACAACACTACCATTTGTTACAGCAGCAGGTAAAGATCTATCTAAGTAAACTCTAGACTTTAATACACCAGATGGTTGTGTAGCCTGTTGAACAATTGCACGAATAGTTGTGTCTGTTGTATCAGTAAATTGTATCAAATCCCCTTGCTGTAAGAACTTAGAGGTATCTCCACCAAATCCATTACACTCAATAAACTTTTTACCAAGTTCACCACTAAATGTAAAGTCTGTTACTGATTTAACTTCAGCATATTTTTCTCTATTAACTTCAATATCAGCAGTATACTTATTGGCATTACCAGAACCAAATTCACAGAAGAATGATTTAACATTCTGTGGTGTATATGTAGCAACTGAATCTCTTGCAAGAACTGGAATAACAACAGCACCAGAACCTGCACCACCACTAGGATTAACAACTGTAACAATAGGAGGTCTTGAGTATTCTACATTAACAAGATCTCTATTTACAATTACAGCACTAATGACTGCATTTCCAGATAGAGTTAAATTAATTTTTGATATATCATAATCAACACCATCAATTCTTAATTTTGTTCCTGTATTATAATTTGCTCCTCTAGCAGCAACAATAAAATGAGATATTGTATTATCTTTACGAATTCTTAAAGTATTATTTCCTTCATCTCTAACTGGTTCACCTGATTGGAATGTACCAAATAGTGTTTTTACCATTAATGTTTTAGTTGTGCTATATGCCTTATCAGTAGCACCTTCTATAACACCGTAAGCACCACTTTGAAGACCGTAAACATACTGTCCATTACTGAAACTACCTGTAACAGAAATAGGTTCATCTAGACTTAGTTTAGTAAAGAATTGTGGATCAAAATAAGATAATCCAAATGTAGTATTGTAAACAGCACTACCATTAGATTGTCTTCCTTTAGAAACAACAACATCTACATCTGAATTAAATCCAGAACCTTTTTCAATAAGACTTATATTACTTGGTTTTGCTAATCCTATAACAGGAGTGATAGTTTCATTATAATCAACAATAGTTCCAAATTCAGTTGCAGATGCATTTTTTGCATCATTCTCTGTTAAAAATAATTTTCTATTATTATCAGAATCTCCACCATCATACTCAAGAAAAAATTCATCTAGATAATTTTTCTTACCACTAACTGTCACTTCAAAAAATGTGTTAGATGTATTAGAATCAACTTCTACTCTACTTACAATAGATAGTGAAATTCCAGATACATTTGCAACTACTGATGGAGCACCAGCATTAGTTCTATTAACAACAAACCAAAGATTTGATATTGCTGTTAGTCTTGCATCATTGTCAGTTGTAGCTGAACCACCAATATTATCAATGTTTACACCACTATCAATCTTTACATAGATTGTTTTTATACCTGTATCAATATCAAAAGAAGTACCACGACGATCTGTGGTTTGTTTTGCATCAGTTACTGCTTCAGTATTGTTTAGTCCAATAGAACCATCATTGAAATTAGCACATAAAAATATGTTAGGATAAGAAGTTAAATCAGATCCCTCTGCGTTTAATGGTACTGTTCCAAAAGTATTATTAACTTTATAGGTAGGTAGTCCACCTGATTTCAAACGAATATCAGATCTATTAAGAGTTTCTCTTGCTTTGTTAACGGTAAGATGTTTAGTTTCTTTATTAACAATCTCATATCCTTTAACGTATGCCTTACCAGGTCCTATGCTTGCAAGTAATTTTTCTGATGCTACTGTAGTTGTAAATCCGTTAACTAATCCAGTTACTGAATCAGCAGAATAAACACCTAAGTTACCACTTGTTTGGAAATACTCTCTAATATCAATAGAAAAATCATCTACAACATAATCTCCAGATTCATCATAAGTTCTTCTTGCAAGAGTATTCTCAATAAGATTATAGTCTGTTGGTATTACTTGACTCTGTACAGCACCAGACTTTATAGTTAATAATTGTATAAAATTCTTATCTGTAGTCGCAGTATATCCATACTGTGCTAATGTTAAATCAATTTTTAATCTATCTGCACCAGGTGCACTGTAATTACTTGACCCAATAGCATTATCATAAAGAGACTCATCTGTCTCAGATGAGACAATACTTTCTGTAATCTTAAAACCAACTTTTGCAGATGGTTTATCATAATACTTGTCAATTACTAACAATTGAGAAGAGTTTCTTACAAAATATCCATTTACAAAATAAATTCCCTCTTCTACTTTAACAGCAGAAGCATATCCCATCGCATTACTAATTAGCGATGACGATATACCTGTGTCAGGATCAGTAATAGAAATACTAGTAGGAAGTACGCTTCCATCGGTTCCAACCACTAAAAGTGGTGTATTTACTCCGTCTACAACTTCTAAAGTCTCACCTTGACGAAATGTTTCCTCATTGCCTGCATTACCACTATTAATATAGTTAACATATACAACATCAGAAGCAGTTTCTGTTGCTTTTGCTGCTTCAACTACACTACCAACAACACCAGATGTTAAACCTTTTAGTTGTTGACCTTTTAATAATGTAATATCATACTTTTTATAAACTATATTTCCATCTACATTAGTAGGAATTTCTGATATAGATGATAATTTAACAAAATTTAGTTTAGTATTGAGAGCAACTTCGCCAGGTATGACAAGTTCACCTTGTTTAAAGGCATATTTTCCAAAACTTTCAATCTGATTCTGAAGACTAGACTGTAACTGGGTTAACTCTCTCGCTTGGATTGAGTAACCAGGGCGAAAGAGAACCTTATAGAAGTTTTTATCCTGTGCAAAATCGTCGTAGTACGGAGCTACATTAAGGTTCGTCTTCTGAGGCATCTCACTTTTCTCTTTTTTAGTAATTTAGAATTCAATTACGAGCTTGATGTCCTCTATTTGGTCAGCAGCTCTAGTAATTTGTCTTCTGTTCTCTATGTATACTATATCTCCAGAGTTAGGTGCGATCTCAGGGTTTGCTTTTCCGTCTGTGAAAGAGATGTCAGCGAGTGCTGTATCTTGGTTTGCATCAATCGGACGTGCAGTAGATGAAGTAGCACCAGTCACGTTATTACTAGCATGATCAAATGCTAAAACTTTACCATTGTGTGTATGAAGATCAGGGGATTGGAAGTATTTTAATATACCATTGGTTGAATCCCATGAAACAACTCTACCTTTAGCAGTACCACCACTAACTGTTTGAGTAAT